CCCGCCTCAGTAGCGCTCGCGTCCGGACGGTAAGACTCGGCGTTGCTATCNCCCGTAAACGACGCGGTGATAGGNACGGTAAGNCCNGTNGTNGACGTCGCGCGAATAGTTAGCTGCGACGACACGGCGGCCTTGCGCGTCACTCCGTATTCCTCACCGATAACCGCCAGCATATCCGCGCCCGCCGTCAGCGCTAAATTCTGTTTCGCGCGCTCGACTACCATACGCGCAAGCTCAGCTCCAACCATCGCCTCGAGCGCTGCTAAGACACGGACAAATGATTTCTCTGTCGCTGGGACCGTTTGAGCGAGCGCTGCTTCAAATCGCGCGACGTTACGGTCGTATAGCTCTTGAGTGGTGGGTAATCGTAGAGACATTTCAGACCTTTACATTCGCCGGGTCCAACTTTTGATTGATCCAGTTTAAACCGTTTTTGGTATTGAGCAAAATGAGCGGATCGCGAGATGGAGGGATAATTATCGCCAGCGTTTTAGTCATTGCCCCTGACGGGTTGCTCACCGCGACGTCAACGCCCGCTGCTACTCGCGTGTCTACCATCCATTGCAGGGCATTGAGCGCAGCCGTACGCACGCCGTTTAGACTCGTTATGGTTATCGGCTGTTCAAGTGCGAGCTCGAATTTAGAGCCTATCCTCTGCTCTGGCTTGCGCGCGAAAATGTTGCCGCACCATCCCTCGCGCGTGTGCAACGATATCAGCGCGGTATTTTCTAGCCCCTGGTCCATTACCGGTTGTCCGCCGCGGAATACGAGGTCTGCGCCGTCAGCATCGAGTACCATTTTTGGATCGCCCTGAAAACGGTCTACCATGACTATTCCTCGGCCTTTAGGTTAGAGCTGGCCACTCCTGTCAATGGCGGGACGGAAATCAAATCCCATACGACTTTCGCAGCAGAGAAATTAGCAGCTCCTGGTCCGCCCGCTCCCGCGCCTGCTTGTAGCATGTTGGAAATTTCCGTATGGATTTTTGACGCGATGGCAACGAAACTCAAGCTGTCTAATCCAGCCTCTATCGTTCCGTCCAACTTGCATTTCACTTGCGCCGTCTTGGCGCCGTTATCCGCGGCATAAATGGCTATCTCACCCGGCTCGACACTCGGCTCGATATTGTCATCAGCGGCCATAGCTACCTGCCAGGACTCGCCGATATCGTCTAAAAGCAACGTGGTATCCTCGGTCGGGCGCGCGTCGATACCAGGATGTCGAAACAGCTCGACGTCTTGGATATCGTCCTCATCTGATATCTCGCATCGAATCATGATCACGTTCGTCTCGCCGTCGCGATTCTTCTCGATTTCAGAGCTCAAAACTCTACCAATTCTCATTATAGACCTCTCACGATTCTGTCTATCTTATTGCTCTTTTGGAGCGCGGCCGTCGCCCATGGCTCGTCTATCGGCTCTCCCGTAAAGACCTGCGGCGGGACTAGCCCAAGAGTCGCACGAGTCCCTTTGTCGTCGAACACGTACTCGACAGATCGGATTAAAAAGTCAAAGCCATCAGGGCAAAAAATGGTAGCAGAGCGCACGGTGACGATGGTGTTATCTTTCCAGAGCTTTTTGTTCGGAGCATACCAAGACGATACCGGGAAATTTATCGTCAACGTCTCCGCCATCTGCTTCGACCGGCGCCACTCGGCCGCGTTCCGCACTTCGCCGCCCTCGACATCATGCACCTCAACGGTGAGTTGTCGCGATATTGGTATCATCGGGTCAACGGATATCTGCACCTTGGCTTTTTTATGCCGTTTATGCTTATGCCCGGGAGTGCTGTTCAAGACTTTATACGTATTGAACCGCTTGCGGCCGTCAAACTTTGCCTCGAACTCAACGCAAGGAGGGGTGCCTTCTTCGAGGGTTCCAACCGAGGTCCCAAGAGTCGCCCATACATCGCTAGCGTTGATAAATTTCAGTTCTCCCTTTTCAGTTGAGGTAATGAGCACTCCTCGTTGCGCGGCCAATTTCGCCAAGTGCGAGAAAATAGTTTCAGTCGGCTTGATAGCGACGCGCTTGAACGGGACGTCATCTGTCGCGTCATAAATTATCTTGATACCGAGTGGCTCGACTAAATGCCGCGCTCGTTGCTCGAGCGTTACGTTTTTCATTGAAAATGAAGACGAGTCCAAGTGAGTCGAGTCAACGGCGTCAACCGTGTAGCTCCATCCTTCCAACTCACAAAGCCGTTCGTCTTTTAGCGATGTCGCTACCGTGTAGAGTCGCCCTTGACATACAAGTTTCCCACCGAGATAACACGCCGCTTCGGGGTATCGGTACGGTAGGAGCGCATTGAACAGGTCCGTATCGTCCTCGTTGAACGAAATGGTAGCGGTCCAACCGGCCGCGGCATTATCGGCCGCGCGCAGTACTTTTCCGGCTATCACCGGTATCTCGAGATCGTCTACGATAATGGTAAACGCATCCGGGTCTTTACCGGGTAGCGACGGGAGCAAATCTCCGAACGGGTCAGGCGCGTTATATTTAGCGAGGTTATCCCGTCCGTACGGAGTGCCGCTAACGATATACGGCTCGACATTAAAGTCGCTTGTATTAGACATAAACAACGACCTCTTGGCCGCGTGGTAGAAGCATAATGTCTTTGCCGTGTAAATCGTTGCTGCGAATAAACAGGTCTAGGTATTCGTCGTTATCTCCGAGCTTGCCGTACTCGGTTATCGTGACCTCTATCGGCGCGCGCGGTCTGTCCAGCGTAAACCGCCGCTCAATGGAGAGCTGTAGCGCGGTATTGAGTAAATATTCGATAGCCAGGTAAATGAGAAGAGACGCTTCGTTATACGTCGTCAACGCGCTGTAAAATTGCTTGTCGATAGGCTTGGTAGCAAATGCCTCTTGTGCTGTTTCGAGTGCTAAAATGATAGCATTCCAAAAAGCAGCAAGGTCGGACGCGGCCTTGACCGCTTGCGCGCGGGTAGCGAGTGCTCCGACGTCATCAGGACCTAGACCATCCGGAGTTACCGCTGTTGTGCTTATCACTCCGCCCATGGCCGCGACGCTGGCCATGAGTCCCATCTCTATCACGGAGATAGCGTTCCTCTTTTCGTCATCCGTCGCAGTCGACCGTACTGTTTGACTAGTCGAGCCAGGAAGCAATACGACAAAGGCGTCGATTAGCGAGTCGTACAACCCTAGTCGTGATTCCAATGAGTTATTGGACGCAAGCGGTAGCTGAATGAGCTCTTGAACTTGTCCAGCTAGCATTTCAGCTTGCAGAATAGTCGAGTTATACGTATCAGTAATACCATTTTGAATTGCGTTCTCAGCGACATCCAGCGCGTCCACCGTGGTAAATAATGGCCTGAGAATAAGGTCGGTTACGCGTGCAATGCCCTTAGTCGTTTCTTGAATAGCCCCTCTCAAACTATTCGAGGTATCCAATAAGTTGTTAGCGAACTGTTGCGCGGCCGATACGTTCAGCGCGGCCACTTGCGCGTCAATAATACCTCTCATCTCGCGCGTAGTTTTTAGAGTGGTAGGGTCTATCGGCTCTATCCACTCAGTCTTTAGTTCTGTGATATTGCCGCTTTCAACCGGGTCGTCGACCTCCTCTACCGAAATTAGCTGTAGACCAAGCAGGCCGTGAACGGGGTGAATGACTTCCCACTGACCGCGCTCTTTGCAGCAATAAAAAAACGCCGCGGCCGTCTTGTCGTTATTATCGCCAGCGAAGTAAAACGTGATCGGGTACATGGACGAACTGACTTCCATGTCCTGAACGATATCCCCCTTGATCTTCGGGTGTTTCAATACGCCGATCTTTTTAGACATACTCCGCGGCGAGCCGCGCCACATCGCGCGAAACTCTGTTCCCTCTGGACTCGTTAGAACAATTTCCTTCTCGAGCCTATCTTGCCATGTTGACGGCCCGCCTTTGAACGCGTCAATAAGCGACTGAATAGTGCTATCGATAAAGCTCATTGGTTAGCACCTGCAAGCTCTGCGCGCACTGGCGGAGCGCCGATAGTTCGAGTACGGAGAGTAGATCCAGACGGCGCGCCCTTGATATTTAGCTCGCCACTAAAGTTTATATTTTGCTGCGATACGTCGTTTCGGTTAGGAGCAACGCGCGATTGAATTGGAGCTTCTCGCTTTGAAGACAGCGGCGGATAGACAACTTGGAAACCATTTTGCTTAGGATCCCACGGAGCGGTACTTTCGTATCCATATTTGTTTGAAAAAGAGGCAGGAGTCTCAACCGACTTATTCGAGTCGGGACTGGGATATTTGTTGAAGCCAGATTTGTCGAGCGCATCGTTTACGGACTCGTCAACCGCGGTATCGTTTCCTAACGACATCCATGCATTGTCCTCTTTTAGTTTGCTCCATTTGTCGCCGATCCAAGTTAGAATTTCTTTGATACCGTCGAGTTGTTGATACAGCATTACGCATGCGGTCGCCATCAAACCGATAGCCAATGCAGCCGCACCAAATGGGTTGGCGGCAACTAAAATATTAAATGCTTTTTGAGCGGATCCAGCCGCTATTATTTTGGCTTGTAAATCTTTCCAAGCGTTTATTATCTCAACACCCGTCATTACAGTTCGATAACCAATATATGTAGTAACTAAACCCTCTATAAGCGGGATAAGATCCTTGGCTATCCTGCACGCTTCTACGAGTCCTTCACCAAATTTCATGGTCGCCTCCACGACTGGCTTCATATCGAAGTTGCGAAGCGACTCGGTTATCTTATCTATACCGCCTGGTATTTTCTTTTCAAACGAATCAATAAATTTGAATGCGAGCTCCATTGCTGAAGCTTTGAGCAAATCAAGCCGTTTGCCAATAGAAGCGCGCATTAGCTCAGCGGTTTTTGCCGCTTCGCCTCCTGAATTCTTTAGCGCAGTTTCGTATTTACTAAGCGCTTTCATTCCGCCAGCTATCGCCGCGCTCGCATCTGAAATCGCATGCTTTCCAAAGAGTTTGTCGAGTAGTTCAATCTTCTCGGCCTTACCCATCTTCTCCATCTTTTGTCGTAACTCTTCGAAAATAATTATCGGATCACGTAGATTCTTCGCGGCATCTTTGGTTTTAATTCCTATATCATTAAACGCTTTTGAATTTGCTGCCATNTTCAGCAAAATATTCTTGATGCCGGTACCGGCTATCGATCCTTTGAGTCCAGCTCCGCCCACAAANGCAGCGATAGCGCCGTATTTCTCTAAAGAGACTCCAGCATCTACGGCGATAGGACCAGAATATTTTATCGTCTCGTACAGGTCCTCTAGCCCGATATTCGACATGTTTACGGTCTTCACGAGCGTATCGTTAGCGCGCGAAAACTTCGTGATTTGCTCTTCAGTGGTTCCGGTGTTTAGCCGAAAAGCGCCCATGATATCAACGGCCATCGATGTCGCCGATTCAAACTCCTCTCCTGAAGCCGTTGCAAGATCGACATAACTCTTTAGAGTCTTCATCGCGAAAGTCGGCTCTAAGCCAGCTTTGGCCAAGAAGTCCAAACCCTTCGCCGCCTGTACCGCGGAATACTCCGTAGTAGCTCCTACCTCACGCGCGGCCGCCGATAGCTCTTTGAACGTCTCGCTACCTCGCGCGAAACCGTCACCCATATGCGCGGCCGCGGCTGTGATAGCGTCATCAAAATCAATGTAGTCGCTGGCAGCATTTCGAATACCGCTGCTTAGAAGGCCTATCCCGCGGCTAACCAGATTTGACGTTAGGATGCCACCTACCAACGTCTTGAATGAAAGACCTGCTTGACCCGCCTTAACAAAAGCTCCATGAGCTCGATCACCAAAACGGTCAACGGCGTTTCCCATGGCGTTGACCTTGTCAGTTACGCCGTCCTTCGCGGTAAATGCAGTTGATACGGCTAAGTCTGACATGGTCTATTTCCTAGAATCTATCGCTTTAGCCTTTGCATCCTCTATCAATTTTACCCAATCATGCCAGTAAACCATTTCACGCCAAGTCATATTTTTTATCTCGCTAGGCGCTACTCCGTGGTAAAAGATATCTCCAATCATTTGATCGAGACGCGGAACTAAACCTGTAAAAAAAGCGATCCTAAAGCCTCCGCGAGCGACAGATCTTTACCCTTCATATTTTGAAAAACTTGAGCGCCTTCAGTCGACAGCGCTCCGAGGAAAGCATAAATCTTACCGTAATTGCTCGAATCATCTCGAATGCCAATCTTTGCTTTACCCGAAACCTCTTTGTAGATAATCGGGTTAGGCGCGCCGGGGACGGGCGACTTCAAATGTTGCTTCACGATGCAACTATCGGCTGTAGACTCTACCTCTAAACGTCCGCGCATAATACCGCCCTCGATCTGTTTAATCGCAGAAGTCAGAACATTACGAAGTGCGTCCGGCAACGTCTCCAAATCGAACTCGTAATAGTCCAATAGCTGTTTGATTTGAACGGCCGCCGTCTCACGAGATATTACAGTTTCGTTAGCCATAAATCCTTTTCTACGAAGCGAACGTTGTCCAATCCTCAACCGGCATTACGGTAATCGAAACTTTACCTGTTTCAGACTCGTGACCCTCAATATTGATTTGCCCTTTGCAACGATAGACGTCGCCCGCAGCCGTGGTGTAGCTCACCTTCACGAGATCGAGCCCTTCGGCAAAAGCCTTGAGCGTTTCCATTTCATCGGCGTTGCACGACAGCTCAACGCCTTCGGCCTGCGGCACGATGCGCTTTTTTTGCTGCATCGAATTGCCGCTGGTAGCGAGCATCGCGTTCTCGACATTAGTCGGCCTGCGCTTGATATTGGCGTCTGCCGAAACTCGATAGGAGATGCCCTCAACCGTGAATTTTTTGATAGAACCAATGATGTCTTTAGCCATTTACGCAGCTCCTATCCGTTAGAGAACGATCGCAATATCCGTGTCGAATTGAACCTCGGTATCAAAGATACCGCCTTCACCCGAGAGCATTACCGGAAGGGTAATATCGAATCCGAGTCCGCCCGCGCGCAGCGCAATGCATCCGCCAGCCTTGAGTCTGTCGAGCGTAAAAGCCGCGCTGAATACCCATGCATGTTCCTCGAAGCTCTTTACGAGCTCGACAAGGTCGTCCATAAC